CTACGACGGCGTCCAGTTTACCCTCCGACTCAAAGACCCCAGAATCCCCAGGGTGCAGCAAATTATTACCACCACCCCAAAACCTAAAGAGCTCATCGTTGACCTCAACGAGGGTAAGGTCGGAGGGGATGTCTACGTCGTCAATGCCTCATCATACGACAACCGGGACAACCTATCAGAGACATTCTTCAAGCAGCTAGAGACGTATGAGGGAACAGATATTGGAAGGCAGGAGATCTATGGACAGATCCTTGACCCCGAAGCAACGGGTATCATCAAACGTAAAATGTTTAAGATGTGGCCCGCAGACAAACCAACCCCCGAGCTAGAGTACGTCATTGCCTCCTATGACCCAGCAACATCCGAAAAAACAATGAATGACCCCACCGCATGTACCGTATGGGGAATTTTTGAACAAGAAGACAAGGGGACATCCATTATTTTACTGGACGCATGGGACCAACACCTTGCGTACCCACAACTACGACGTAAAGTAATTGATGACTTCAAAGAAGTTGTGTACGGATCTGATAACACCTTCGCTAAGGGCCGTAAAGCCGACCTGATACTCATGGAGGACAAGAGCGCAGGTATATCCCTCATCCAGGAACTGCAGGGCTCCGGGGTGCCTGTAAGGGGCTACAATCCACAACGTGCTGATAAGGTTCAAAGACTTAACATTGTCGCGCCCCTCGTTGCCAAGGGAAAGGTTTACATACCAGAAGATTCTAAAATCAAAGGTGACTTTGCCGAGTGGGCTAAGCGATTTCTTCGCCAAGTGTGCTCATTTCCAGAAGCCGGAGGCCATGACGACTATGTTGATAGTCTTTCCCAAGCCTTGAGAATATTAAGGGATTCTGGTTGGATTCAATTAGATTTCCTTCCTGCTCGCGACTATGATTATTCAGATGACATATCTGCTAGAAAGTTTTCTAACCCTTATTCACAATAATTTTAATAAATGGGGCGTATTTACCTCATTTTTTGCATTAATATGAATAGGAAGTAAAAAGCGCCTGCAGCGCCCGTTTAGGCCCGTACCTAAACTAGCTTCCAACTATTCAACTTACGGGAGTTAAAATGAAACAATGTACAAAATGTGATTTATTATCCGACAACTTTGGAAAACATAAGCATACAAAAGATGGATTAGCTTCTTGGTGTAGAATTTGTAAAAATAAACAAACAAATTTTAAAAAAGATGCTAAAATGAAAGATAAACGCGGGCATGTAAACAGAATAATAAACCAAAGACGCGCAGAATCTAAAAAACAAAATGTTGTGTTTGAAATAGACTCCGAATACGCATTTAGTCTTGCTCAAGATATTTGCCCCGTTTTAGGGATAACATTATCTTGGACTGAAAGAAATGGTAAGGCCACAGATAACTCTCCGTCTTTAGATAAATTTAATCCCAAATTGGGGTATATTAAAGGTAATGTGGCTTGGATATCCTTTAAAGCAAATACAATTAAAAGCAATGCTTCCTTCAATGAAATCCAGGCTGTAGCAGACTGGATGAAATCAATAGAACAAAACCAATAAACATGGCAAATCCAAAACTTCCGATTCAAGCAGGCAACAATCTACCTATGCAGGACCGGGAAGATGAAATCCATGACGCCAAAGACCAAGACATCGAGATGGAAGAATTTGAGGACGCCCTTGGATTAGACGAAGACGAAGTTGAGCAAGAGGTCATTGAAAATGATGATGGCTCGGTTATTGTAAACTTCATGCCAAAATCTAGTCCAAAAGACTCCCCAGAATTTTATGCAAACTTAGCCGGTGTATTTGACCAAGACGATTTAAACGAACTTGCTAATGAATATTTAGACTACATTGACGTTGACCGGGAGTCACGTAAGCAACGAGACAAACAATACGAAGAGGGTCTTCGCCGCACTGGTCTCGGTAAAGACGCACCCGGTGGTGCCACATTTGATGGTGCCTCTAAGGTTGTGCACCCAGTCATGGCAGAAAGCTGCGTAGATTTTGGTGCATCATCGTCAAAAGAATTATTGCCACCCGATGGAATTGTTAAATCAAACATCAAGGGCACAGCCGACAGAACAAAAGAAGAAGTTGCTAATCGTAAAGTAGAATTTATGAACTGGCAGCTCACAGAACAAATACCTGAGTTCCGCGACGAAATGGAGCAGTTGCTGACCCAACTCCCACTAGGCGGTTCTCAGTTCCTTAAATGGCGCTATGACGCCGAGCAAGCAAGACCAACATGTGAGTGGGTCCCAATTGACAATATACTCCTTCCGTATTCATCTACAAACTTTTACACAGCGCAACGTGTAACTGAAGTACAAGACATTACAGAGGATACATTCTTACAACGTATCGAGGCAGGTATCTACATTGATATTGACTCAGACTATACATCAGATGCCCCGTTAACAGAACAGACTCGCTCACAAGAGGCTAACAATAAGATCGAGGGCAAAGAAGAGCCATCTAAAAACATTGATGGTCTACGCCGTATTTATGAAGTAACCTGTTTCATGCGTTTAGATGACGATACAGAAACAGAAGGCCGACGCGCCCCGTACATCCTAACTATTGATGAGACAACATCCAAAGTATTAGCACTCTACCGCAACTGGGAATGTAACGATGAAAAACTGGAAAAACTGGACTGGTTTGTCGAGTTTAAATTTATTCCTTGGCGTGGAGCTTACGCCATTGGACTGCCTCAGCTTATTGGTGGGCTATCTGCTGCTCTTACCGGCGCTCTGCGTGCTTTACTTGACGCTGCGCACATCAACAACAGCCAGACGCTACTTAAGCTCAAAGGTGGAAGAATTGGTGGACAGTCTGATAGAATCGAGCCAACGCAAGTTGTAGAGATTGAAGGCGCACCTGGTGTTGATGATGTACGTAAGATCGCGATGCCGATGCCGTTTAACCAACCGTCTTCTGTACTGTTTAACTTATTAGGTTTTTTAACAGACGCAGCTAAAGGTGTAGTAACTACCGCCGAAGAAAAAATTGGCGAAGCAAACAACAACATGCCCGTTGGCACAACCCAGGCGCTTATTGAGCAGGGTGCCAAGGTATTCTCCTCTATTCATGCCCGTCTGCATCGCTCACAGGCTAAATCTCTTGCCATCATCTCACGTATCAACCACTGGTACCTAGATGAGATGGACAACCAGTCCGGAACAGAGATTAAGGTACGTGACTTTGCGTACAACTCTGATGTACGTCCAGTATCTGACCCTAACATATTCTCCGAATCACAACGTGTTGCGCAGAACCAGGCACTCTTACAGATGGCCTCTTCCGCGCCTCCGGGGATGTTTGATATCCGTGCCGTGTACCGCCGCGTACTACACCAGCTAAAGATTCCATCAGTAGAGGAAGTACTGCCAAATCCGTTAGGTGCCTCTGAGTCTAACCCAGCGCTTGAGAATGTCTCCATGACAATGGGACGACCAGCCGCGGCCTACCCAGACCAAGACCACATCTCACACATTAAGGTCCACCTAGAGTATGCAGAAAATCCAGCGTATGGTGGAAGCCCAGTCATTGGGCCAGTATTTGCTCCACATGCACTCGACCATATCAAGCAGCATTTAACACTGCACTACCTCCAGTCAATGCGATCATACGTAGCACAAGCATCAGGCGGTAAAGATACACTTAATCTACATCAAGAAAACGCCCTAGACATAGAGTCACAACAGGCCTTAGCATTGGCGTCGCACATGGTAGATCAGGATGCTAAAGAAAATATGTCTGAATTTTCACAAAGAATTTCAACCTTGGCCCAAAAAGTTCAACAGGCCCAACAGGCTCAGCAACAACAAGCCGCTAATTCAGACCCAACAGCACAGGTTATTCTTAAGACTCAAATGGCTGAGACCCAGCGCAAGACACAAGAGTCACAGGCTAAGATGCAGCTGGAGATGCAACAGGACCAACAGAACTACCAGCTTGAGGTTGCAAGACTTCAACAACAGGTTCAAGAGTTACAGGCTAAGTACTCCACACAGACGAACATTGATAACCAACGCAACGCCACAGATATTGCAATGGCAAACATCAATAACGCCGCAAAAGAGCGTATTGCTATGATATCAGCCGGTGCTCAGATGGATCAACAACAGGCCCAACTAGACCATGAGCAAAACCAATCCGCAATGCAGGCCATTGCTGCATCGGATCAGGACATACGCCAGCATGGACTAACAGTACAGCAGCAGGCATTTGAGGTACAGGCAAATCAAGTTAAACAACAGGCTGATGCACAGCAAAAAGCTGCATTGGCTGCGCAACAACACGGTCAACAACTGCAACAAAATGATCAACAGCATCAACAGGCATTAGAACAACAAGCATCAGCACCACAACCAACTACCACACCAGGAGCACAATAATGGCAAAAAACCCACAAGACGGCGGCGAATTAGGCTTCCGTAAAACATACAAAATGACTGGAACTCAAAGTTCTGGCGGCGGTCCAGCAGCTAAAGTAGACACAGGAACCTCAGGTTCTAAACGTGCTAACAACGCAGTACTTAATCAAAACAAAGTTCGTTCCAGCAAAGTTGGACCAGACAAAAATTTAAAAGAAGTTAAGACAGGTAACTTTTATTAATATAAATTGGGGCGGAATACTGCCCTATTTGCATTAATATAAGTATGAAAGACTTTATTAGTGAAATTATCTCTCGTACGAGAGACGAACAAAAGAAAATAGCGGAAGCCGTCACCGCTGGAAATAATGTAAACTCCTTTGAGGATTACCAACGCCTAGTTGGAAGACATGAAGGTTTTTCAGAGATACTGAACATTATTAACGAGATTTTGACGGAAGACGAAGACGACCTGTAAAGGTTATAGGAGGCAGCCGAATGGCAGCATTTGATGTTAGAGCAAAAGAAGAACCAGATACTAGATCCGAAGAAGAATGTTTCCCGGTTGTAGAGCATGGAACTGAAGTAGCTGGAGATAGAGTTTTAGTTCAACTAAGACGCCCTAAAACAGCAAGTAAAGGCGGGATCATTTTTGTAGATGAGACCACACAAACGATTAAATTTAATGAGACTGTAGCTAAGGTTGTCCAGGTTGGACCTTTGGCATACCGAAACCTAGACGACTTAACCCCCTGGATTGAAGGTCCTTGGTGTAAAGAAGGCGACTTGGTACGTACAATTAAGTACGGCGGTGACCGATTTGTGGTTGACGCAGGAGATGAGGGAGCACCCGTGGTGTTCATTACCTTACAGGCCCGTGAAATCATTTCTCGTATTCGATCTTTTGAATACGCACAGAAAATGAAGGCGTTTGTTGATTAACTTTTGTAAAAAAGAAAGTATGTATGGCAGAAAATGAAAAAGATGTTCCTATTAAGGAACGCGAGGATGGTTCATTCCTTGCAAAGGTAGATTTTCCTGAAGAAATTGAGGACGAAGAAACCAAAAAACCAAAAAAAGACAAAAAAGAAGAAGAAGAGCATGACGAAGATGCTCAGGATAACGCAGAAGAAGATGCAGATGACGACGAAGGTGCCGAATCTGATGAAGAACGCGAAAAAATCCGTGAGGCACGTCGTGAAGAGCGCAGACTTAAGAAAGATTTAAAGAGACAGCGCGATCTTACCTCTAAAAACAAGATTACAACGCTTGAACGCCGAAATGAAGAGCTTGCTCGACGTTTGGCTGCTGTAGAGAGCACCGCGGCATCATATCAGTTCGCACAAATCGACAAACAGGTGGAAGATGAAGCCACCCGCGTTGAATATGCAAAAATGAAGATGTTGCAGGCGGCTCAAAACGGCGACGCGGCAGGTCAGGTAGAGTACTTGGAGCAATTGAC